CATTTGCGTTGACTTTTTACTTGACAATCGTCGAACTACTACTGGTGCAGTTACACTGCACAGTTAAGAAATTAAATGAAGAATGGTCGCTAAGTTGAAATCAAGGATTAAAGTTGGTCAGCAAGTAGTTGAATTCATTTCATTTTCTTGGTTTAAGAACACCATTCACCGCATTGTTTTCCTTGACTATTTGGGCCCCGGGGACCTGCTAAGTCCTTGTTATCCTTCATAAATTGTCAATTGTAGAGCATTTCCAATATCGCTTCGCTGATAGTCTAAACCAATGCGAGCTTGTTGAGCTTCAGTTTCATAAGGACAGGATTGAACACCACAAGGCCAAACAGCTGGCTTACCGCCGCTTGCATCCCAACAGTTAATTCCACAGACTGAGCAGACGCCTGTTTTATTTCCAAAAATTTGTTTAGCCATTTGCAAATGCAACCTCCATGTGATTGTTAGCTTTTACAGCATCTTTTGAGTTGATGCCTATCTTAGCAACCTCTGCTAAGACTTCGTGATTATCGTCAAACATAATTTTGTTATAGTTTTTCCAACGAGTTTCGAAAAATTCTGAAAGCATTTCGCGTTTCAGTTGACCATCTGGACGATTATCGCCTTTTGGCCTTGAGAGAGTATGCTCACAACCTAGAGCATGTTTAGCGAAAAAGCGTTTATCAGCTTCGCTTAGAGTGCGAGCAGTACACACCATAACAGGTAAGTGTTTGCGTTTTAGAAAACGAAACAGTTTGACTAGTGGAAGCAAAGTATCTTTTTCGATATTTTCCCAAGTAGCGAGTCTAAACCACTCATTAAGAATTACACGACCATTTTTGTCACGAGGTGTACGATGTTCAGAGTTGATTAGTGTTCCATCTAGATCGAATATAAAAACTGTTTTCAAAATTTTCTCCTTATTTATTTTTCTTATATATAGTTATAAACTAGTTTTGACCAAATTGCAAGCACAAAATGGTCTTTAGACGCATTTTTCCTAGTAGCTGTGGCAAAAATGTCACACCTCTAATACATTGAAAACAAAAAGAAAATCCGGCCCCGGGCCGCCCGCAAACTCTTGAATTAGTTAAACAATCTGGCTTGTTTCTTGTTCAAGAGTTTCGACAACAGTTTTTAGAGCTTGGTTGCGACCATGAAAACGATTATCCATGTCTATAATATTCCAGCCACCTAAATCAAACATCTTTTGTTTTTTAATAGTAAGCTGGTCAAAAGCTGAGACAGCCTTTTCGTCATTAGGGCTGTATTTCCAATAACGCAATGGGTCATTAGCTCTACGCTCTAAAAGATTGCGCTGTTTAGTTTCATTCACAGACAACCACAGTTTGATAAATAAGATAGGCTGATCTTGTTCCCATTCAATAACATTTTTCATAAAGTTATCATATTGGTTTTGAGAACACCAACCCATAACAGGTTGAAGCAAAGCACGCGAATAGTAAGAGCGGTCATAAAAAACAATCTCACCCTGTTTTGGCATAATCTTTGACCAACCAGCCAGCCATGCTTTCATCATGCGTTTTGTTGGCATAAATGACGGCACAATGCGGTGAGCATATGGGGGTAGGTATCTTGTCAGTTCTCGAATAGTGCCAGATTTACCAGCACCATCTCTGCCCTCAAGCAAGACAGCAACGCGAAATTTATTCTTATGAACAATCTCAGCCTGTTCATTTAGGCGAATCAAAAATTGAAGATTTTTTTCCATAACACAACATCCTTAGAATTAGAGGGGTTTCTTGTGAGGGATTGCCCTTTCCCACCTGCGTCTTAATTTTATAGTCGTTACAGGCTTAACCGCGTTTATCGCTCGACTTACTCGACTAGTCTGAGTAGTGCTTAAGCATTGCTGATAAGCAATCTTTTGTTGCACCCATTAGACCATCAGTAGGAAACGGAACGACTTTTTCAAGTTCGATCATAATTTCCTTTTTAGTTGGTTCGTCAGCCTTTTTAGCTTTTGCTTTTGGCTGGGCTACATAAACGCCTTCACGAACCAGTTTTGAACGAACAGAGCGAACAGATTTGCCAATGGCCTCTGCCACTTGTTCGATAGCGATACCCTCTTGATAGAGAGCAATAGCTTGGTTAGTCATTTCTGGGGTATAATTTACAGCTTTTTCAGTCATTTTAACATCCTTTTTGACTTAGAGAGGTTTCCATTTTCAGGACTAGTCACTTGACCTTTCTTAACGCTCTCTTTATTTGATAATATAGTTATACCTTATTTTTTCGTGAAAGTAAAGCAAAAAATGCGTTGTGAGTGCATTTTTTTCGTAAAAAGCTAAAAGTGTTGTATTTATGCAACACATTTTGTCAATGATTTCAACGACTTAGCCAGCCCCCGGGGCGCCGCTAACTGGTTGATTTTAAGTAAAAATCAGCCAATATAATGCGCCTCCCCAAATTATTGTATCAGTTGCGACAGAGTAAGCCAGATATAGGCCAATCATTATTTTTTTCATATTCATAAGCTAACCCCTTTCAGAATTAAGATCTGCAGAATTAAGATAGCGATAGGCACGCAAGTTCTGACAATTTCCAGAAATAGCCTAAATATATTCAGGGCAGTCATCGTACACCTCCCCAAAATCTTCCCATTCTTGCGCCCAATCTGGCTGACCATCGTCTTGCCATTGCTCACGCTCATCAATTTCATCAAGCGCACGATTGAGCAGTTGAGCTTGACGCTCTGACGGCTGGGCATTTTCCAGCAACGCAACCGCTTCATGCAGTTCGTCATGGGTGAGGTTTTCGATTTCGTCAACGCGAAGTGTTTGAATGTTTAGCATTTTTTAGCTCCTTTTTCAGATTTCGATTTAATTGTGGCGGTTGCAGTCAATGATTGCCTGTTTCTGAGAACGTGAATCCCAACGCGGCTTTTTACGATTAAAGGGCGTTGTGCGGTAGACTGGTTCGCCGTATTTGTATTCTGCATAATTATTGCTCCCAAAATGTTTGCGACAAAAATCGCGGATATAGTTTAGAATTTTGCGAAAATTCCAGTTGAGTTTTTTGCATATCTGAACAGCCTTGCCTTGGTAGCCGCGAATTTGGTTGAGCGATACAGCAAAAATTTCAGTCCAACCAGATTTGACCCCAACAGCGATTGCATCAGTCTGTGCCTTGAAATAGTCAAGACCTTTTCGCGCCATCATAATTTGAGAAAGTTGCTCGACCAAATAAGTCTTGCGGTCATCATTTAGCACCAGACAGTTGTGAAAGTTGACAGTCCAACCATTGCGACCATATGAGCGCAAAAATTCTTTGAAGCGACCCTCTGGAAAGCCATCAGCATCTAAGCGGTGGTTGCCAGTCCAGCCAGTCTTGAAAAGAGTTTTGTCGTTGTCTGTGATAGAGATAATATAGTTAGCCATTTTTCATCCTTGTTTCTGTGACTCTTTATATATAGGTATTTATAGACCAATTTTCAAGGTTTTGCAAGAAAAAAATGCGCCTTTAATGCGTTTTTTTTCAAAATAACCCCAAAGTGTGACATATTTGCAACACATTTTCTTAATAAAATCAAACACTTAGCTCGGCCCCCGGGCGCCCGTAAGTCATTGTATTCGTTGACTTATTCGGTCTTCATCACGCCAAATATCTTCATCTAATGGGTCATAGTGGTCTTGGTCTGGATAGCCGTCTATCCATTCTTCATCTTCACTAAACGCATAATCCCATTCTTCTGGCGTGATGCCAGTCATGATGAACTCACGCTCATCATCTGTCAGATGCGGCATCGCATCTTGTATCAGACGTCCACCAGACATCCACAAACCCATCTGGGCATCAGTGATATCGATGTCCCAAATACGAGTTTTGCCAGTGAGTTGTGATTTACGAGAAATAAGCATGAGTTCACCTCTTTAGAAAAAAATTGAAAAGGATAGCGAGAGCCTTCTATCATTGAAGTCTGTAAGGCTCTCGCTGAAACATTATTGCTTGACGACACCCATCAAAGCAACAATCGCTTCTTTAGTAGCACCCATCATACCAGTGATAGGGAAGTCAGAAGGTAGAGCATCTTCTAAATCGCGAAGCAATTCCTTCTTGGTTGGCTCGTCAGATTTACGAGCAGCCGCCTTTGGCTGGGCGACATAGACACCCTCGCGAACGAGCTTTGAGCGAACTGAGCGAACAGTTTTCCCAACAGCTTCTGCGATATCGTCAATCGAAGCACCATCTTGGTAAAGCTCGATTGCTTTGGCAGTCATTTCAGGGGTGTAGTTTACAGCTTTTTCAGACATATAATCCTCCATGTCTAAGGGGTTGAACATTTATTTTATAGATAGAATATATCACAAAAATATCTAAAAGTCAAGTCAGTAATTTGACATATTGCATCTTTTTGCGTCAATCTTTTGACGCTTACGATTGTATGCCTTCTTGGACACCACAACCTGTGGGCGAAATTCTTTCACCACACGAGCCAGCGGATTTCTTTTAGTGATCTTTGTTTTCTTCATCATGAGTTTAATATAGCATAAAAATAGAATCTTGCTTGTCTGTATGCGACCAATAGTGTTCAACACGCGACAAAATGCAAATAAAATATTCAATAAAATCAAAGACTTAGCCCGGCCCCCGGGGACCCCGCAACCTTTTGATTTTGTTAGTTATTTAGGCATCATAGCGTGTCTCTATGATAAATCTAATATCTTCGTCTGTTTCAATATCAGGCTCAAATAACACGATATTATCAACATCAGAACGAGTAGTTAGCTCATATTCACGAACAGAACACGGCTCAATAATTTTCCAATCCCAATGCTTTTTCACAGCGTATGCAGTCAATTCATCTTCACAGATATCAAGCTGTTCACCATGTGGGTCATACACAATCCAAACTGATTTTTTCATTCTTCATTCTCCTCATCTCTCAGTTCAAGTAAGGCATCTTCAGCCCAATCTAATAGTGTTGGCATAAAGTGTAATTCACCAACCTCTATTGCATCAATTAGTTTTTCCATCTGATCAGCAGATAGAGAACAGAGTTCAGCAAAAATTCTATCTTTATGTAGTGTCATTAGTATTCAGCTCCTATTTCTTCTTTTCCAGCATAATAGACTTCCCCATTTGAAAACATGACTTGATCTTCATAAGGACTTGCAATTTTGCGATAGAGTTCAATTTTGCAACATTCTAGCGCACCTATCATCTCATTTACATGAGCGTAGCGAATACCTTTCTCAACCAAATAGTTATCTATAAAAGTTGAAAATAGATAGTTCAAATCACCAGCATTTGAGGGCGTCCATGTAGAACCTTCTTCAGTTAATTTGTTGTGAATAATATCACGGCGTTTTTGTGGGATATAGGGCATTATGCAACCTCCAAGTTAAGTTCTTCAATCATTTGCGCTTTCTTGCGCTCAATTTCCATAGCCATCATAGCACCTTTAGTTAGGTCATTAACAGGCAACCAATGAAACCTTTCATAGTGAGTAAAGGCAACATCTGAAATTTCATTTGGCTTGATAGTCTTACAAGCACCAACAGCATAAACAGGTTTATCAAAACCAAAAGCCATTCCAATTTCGACCAACGCACCGCGTTGTTCTTCATTCATATCTTCACAATACAGCAAGACAAAATCTGAATCACGAACATCTTCATAGCACAGCTTCCAGAGCTGATCTTTTTTGTTTAAGACAAAATCTGAATCATTATCCAAATCAATCCAGCGAGCCTTGACTGGAAAGCCTTTAGCTCTCAGAGCTTGAAATTTTTCGTTATGCCAAACTTTTCCAGCGGTATAAAATGTCATCATTTTCTAATTCCTTCTTTTGTTTTCTATAGTATATATATAAGCATTTTTCACCCAAAAGTCAAGGGCAATCATCAATTTTTTTGCATTTTTTTCTCTTTTTTTCAAAAGTGTGACATTTATGCAACAGGCCCCGGGCCTTGTTTAAGACTTTGATTTACAACAAAATTTCACGAATCTGTAGTAGACCTACGACTTAAAATTGTAGAACTACCACCGGCGCCGATCAGGCGCGAGCTTGCGCCTATGGCATCAAGCCATAGAACGCGAAACCCCCAACCGCCAGATTGACAAACAGCAACGCCTTGTCATTTCTTTCGAGCGCGTGAAATATCCAACACATAGCCGCCAACAATCCAAACAATAAAGCGGTATGAGTAGGCGCGCCAATAGATAACAACGCCATCTGGATAATAACCAAACATGACCCAACAATTCCAAACATTAGCGAAAATTCCTAATTGCTAGTGTGGCAAAAGTGATGCCAGATAAAACCCCAATAATCATAAATGATATTGCAATCAAGCTGATTGCAGGATCATCAACCCATGATTTATAGATAATCGCGCCAAAGTGGATCAAGCCAAAGCTGGCGACAATTTCAATAAAACAAAACAAGCGAAACAATATAGACATTAGCGAAGCCCCAAAAACCAAAGAACAAACAACAGCAGGTCAAAACCTAGCAGGTGACGTGCCAGAACATTAAGAACAACCGAGCCAAAACCAAAAATAGCGGTTGTCATAAGAGTTGCCCCAACAGGGTAATCAATGAACAATTTTAGCATTACGCAATCCTTTCTGCGATTTTAGCAGGATCAATAACAGCAATCCCAATTTTGCGAAGTGATGAACGAACCGAAGCGGCATCATCAAACATAACCTTTGAGGCTTTTTGAAATTGCTTAAGGTTGAAAAATGAGCGAAGCTGTTTAGCTTTTAGAACCCCATCAGGTTCCATATTGCCAACAGGTCTTGAGATAATCTTATTGGGACAAATTCCCTCAGATGCCAAAAATTCGAAATCTGCATCAGTCATATTGCGAGCTGTGCAAACCATGGTGAAATCACCAGCTTTTTGACGTCTGCGAATTTGAGTAGCTAAAGGCAAAACCTTATCTTGAAAGATTTTTTCAGGTGTTGCAAACTCAAACCATTTAGCAAGATCAAGTGTGCCATCAGGCTTAACCATCTGGCGATGTGATGAATCGATGACAGTGCCATCAAGATCGAAGATTGAGATATTTTTGATAGTCATTTTATTTATTCCTTTATTGTTTCTTTCTATAGTATATATATAAGCATTGTGACCCCAAAAATCAAGGGGTAAGAGTAAAAAAAATGCATTTTCTTTCTCAATGTTTTCAATGACTTATCATTTTTATTTCCGAATGATATCAATAGGTTAGCGCTTTGGTTTGTTCACGTTTTGTTCCAGGCGGTGCTAATAGTAGGAATTTATTCAATTAAATCAATAGGTTAGCAGGCCCCCGGCGGCGGTGTAAGTCATTGAAATCATTTAACAATTCGCTTGCTTTTTGTGTGTATTATAGATGTAACCTTTGTAGATCGAGGCGTAATAGTGCGAAATGATCTAGCGTTGTTTAGTGTTGAGATAGATTTTTTTGAGCGAATAATCATAGCATCCTCTTAGTGTGTAGTTTCAAATAGAGATTTCAAAACGGCTGGCATAGCGCGGAACACACAACCACGATCGCCACGCATCTCAATAGTTACCTTGCCAGTGCGGACAGCGTCAACAAAACGCTGACCATTAACGCGCTTGCCAACAAACATATCAGTGAAAGTAACCGAGTTGCCTTTTTTGGTAGCAGTCACAAAACAAACATTAGCCATTTTTTCTTCAATGCGATTAGCTAACGCTTCGATAGTCCAACCAACAATAGCTTGGCCATCACGTGCGACGCAAACGTAACCGGCATCAATCAGAACAGTGAAACCCTTGTTATTAACAGCATTAGCGCGAACAACAGTTGAGCCATGAGCGCGTTTGAATTCGCCAGCTTTCATGCCCCAAGTTGGTGCGAGAGTAAACAGCGACACAACACCTGAACCATAGTGAACCTTGGCTTCGCAATCAATCGCGGCAAAATCTGCGCCACGCTGATTGCCGACAATCTCACCAACCATTAGCTGTTCAAACAGCTCACCAACCGCACCGGCAGATGCGCGAGTAACAGCGTGGTCGCGATTAGCGATAGTGGCGAAGCGAGAGTCAAGAGCGGTGAAAGAGTTAATCATTGGAACCTCCGTTAATGTCTATATTTATAATATAGTGTCGCTCTTCAAATAAATCAATAGCAAAAAGAAAAAAAAATGTGTCAACAATTTGACAGGCTATAGGGGGCGGTTATGAGGACTTGTCAATCTTTTGACGCGCTGCGCCCTTC